CACAGGGTCAACTACCGCAGTTGGTAGTTGTGCCATATTACTTCTTAGCCCATGCTGGGGCTTTGGAAGTTGTGGGTGCAGTAGCTGGTGCTGTATCAGCGACTTGTGCTGAATGCGTAGGCGTAGCACTAGAGGCAGACTCATAGCCCTTGATGTTGTTGCTCTCTTGGTACTTGCCATCTGCCTCACGGACTGTCACCTTGACTCGTACAGGCTTGTAATGCAATGCAGAAGTGTCTTCCAACTTGATCACATTCACAGCATGGCAAAGAGCAGACAGTTGAGCCTGTGCAATGCGTTGGGTGGTTTCGTTGTTGTGTTCGATGTTCATGTTGTCCCACACACGGCGGCCTTTGTACTGCCCATCAATGATCTCCAAAGTCAGCTTTAAGCCTTGGCCATTGCCAGAACCAAGAGGGCGAATGTCAGACTCCGTGATGTGCGCCAAATAAGTGCCAGCGGGTAAGACTCCATTTGATACCTGTGGAGCGACAGCGGATGCGTCAAAAGAAAAGTTAGCCATTTTTTAAATTCCTAAAGTTAATAAAGTTACGGATTGAAAGATCAAGACTGTGCTTTTGTCAAAGCGTCTTGGAATACCGCCCAATCAAGCGGCATATTGGATAAGCCAAAGCGGTTGCCACCGCAATGGGCTGGGTGCGCCTCAACGTGGAGGATGCGTTCACCCGTTGTAGTTGCCTTGGTTTCTTTCTTATTGAAACCAGCATCTGTTTTGTTTGTGTAGATTCTGTAACCAGCGTAGCCAATCACATCTGCCCATTCCTGCACCAATGCGGCGGCTCTGTCATGGAGTTTCAAAACATGGGAGTCATAGCCCTCAGTCAGCGGGTCTTCCACTCGTTTGATCTTGTCGTGTGCAATCAGGATGATGCCCATCTGCTTGGTGGATCGGAGGACTTCCAGACCAGTAAGAAGGTTGCGCCATTCTTCAGCGGCGGCAACGTAGCCCTTCCCAAAGCCAGGCTGTTCGATGTTCTTCCAACCATTCTGTTTGCACACATGATCCTGCACCATTGGCTCCAACCAATCGAGCGAGTCGATAAACAGCGTCTTGAAGTCATGCTCGTTGGTGATCAATGTCTCGATAGCTGAATAGACCTCTTGCAAAGAACTCGCCAAGGGGAATGCGTTTGTGTCTACTGCATCTGCACCATCTTCTGTAAGGATGCCAATGGCGTTAGGTGCGTGTGATGCAAAGGTGGTCTTGCCAATCTTGCCTGCGCCAACTAAACATATTTTTGGCGCACGAACACGGCGGGTCTTAGTAATGGATTTGAGATCGAACATATTAGTCTTTCAGAGTTACGGATGGTTTTGCGGGTTTGGATGTAAAAAATTTAGCGGCCTCTGCATACGCTGGGGCATCGAGTTCTTGTAAGGCACGAAGTTGACGCAGATCGATGTCTGGTTTCCAGCGAAATGCTTTCTGCACATTGGCTCCAAGCATCTCGAACACAGCAGACAAGGCTTCTGCATCGACTGTGCGGGTCAGCTTCCAAGCGATGGAGAACTCCTCATCATTGTGTGTACCCTCACCGCCATCTGGCGTGGCGTACAGCGCAAGAATCTTGTTCTCCACATCGAGGCGGTTCTTCTTGGCAGTTTCCTCCGCCATTTTTGCGGCTCTAAGTTCCGCAACAAGTTTAGTAATCATTTGAGTTTTCCTTTAAGTCTTCAAGGGCGGATTCGCAGATGTGATCTACGATGGACTGCATAAGCAGATGGGCAATGTCAACGCCATTGGTGTAGGCGTTCACAAGGTTCATGCACTCGTCTATGTCGGGTGCGTCTGGGTAGTTTTCTTCTGCTGGTTCGTACTCCAGTTTGCATTGGAGTTCGACACCTTCCACCTCGCAGTTAAATTGGTAGAGGTCTGGGTTCATGCTCTGATCCCCCATGCGTTGACTAAAGGTTGAGCATCATACTTACGGACAAGCTCAACAGTTGATTTAAAAGAGCCAGCGGTTCTGTGGGTGGGTCTGCCCCAAGCATCCTTGGCGTTGAGGTTGACCAGTTGCCCACGGCGAACTGCCATGTAGACGGCGTTGGGTGTAAAGCCCTCTGCCACAATTTCTTTGATCGTGCGTGGCTCGGCGCAGAACTCTTGGAGTAAGGTGATGTGGGTCATGTTGACCACCATGCCACCAAGAGCCAAGCAAAGCCTACTGCCACCAGCGTGGCGGCGAGGATGTCTTTGAGGGTTTGGTTCATTTCAATTGTCCTGTAAAGGTTGAAAGGGATGGGGCTTGCGCCCCGTGGGATTAATAATCTTGACCAGCCCGTGCGGGTTGTGCGCCTAAGAACTGTGGGTTAAATGGGGCATCATGTTTCCATGCCACCTCTTTCTTGGCATCGATGCGTTTGAATAAGTCTGCTTGTTTGCTGGCTGCGCACTTCGCGCATTGATACTGATCTGCCTTGAACTCAGACCAGTTACCTGACATTGGTGTGCGCAGTATGTTTCTACCGCAAGCAGTTCTGGATGTCATTCCAGAACCGTATTTGTTTAAGTGCATTACTCTCATTGTGTTGTCCTTAAAAGATGGGGCTTTCGCCCCGTAGGTGGGAGATTACTTGCGTTCTACTGTGCCAACCAATTCGCCATCCATGATTAAGAAGAGGATGTGTTTGGCAATATTGAGGGTTTGGCGGCTAGATTCTTGTGCGCCACCAGCAATCAGTTCTTGAGCATCTGACATCAGGCCAGCAACGATCATGTGGCCACCTGTAAATTGGTAAGTGATGGATTGCTTAACTGACTCTACATAAGCATCGATGTCTGAGACACCATACATATTTAAATTTTTGTTGTTTGTTAAAGTTGCGTTTGTCATTTTGTTTCCTTTGGTTGACCTTGCGGCGTGATGTGCAGAGAACCTATTTCCCTGCCCATGACCAGAATTCTAGCAAAAAACTAGAGGTTTCTAGCGTTTTGATAGAAATATTTAAAAATAATTGCTATCGGTATCCCTAATAGGGTTTGCACCTATATCAACAGAGTTCTATCTTTCTGCTAGACTCGCTCCCCTATGAACACACTTAATATCACTCCCGAAGAGAGGAGAGAACTGGCCGAGAAGGTTGGACTCTCAGAACAATATATCTACCAATGCTTGACAGGAAGGCGAGAAATGTCTGCTTGGCAGGCTGTCTGGGTTGAGCAAGAGTCAGGTGGCAAGATCACCAGAAAGATGCTCTGTCAGGGGTCTTGGCAGGCGATTTGGCCTGAACTGGTGGAGGCACAAGCATGAGAGTCTTACCAGTAAAAAACGAGGAAACAGAACCTTGGTTGCTTCAAAAACACTATGCCAAGCGTATGCCACAAATCATGTTTGCCTTTGGCTTATACGAGGAATCTAGTCTTGTTGGTGTGATTACTTATGGGATTCCCGCTTCTCCACCTTTGTGCATGGGTATCTGTGGAAAAGAATTTTCTAATAAAGTTTTGGAATTAAATCGAATTTGCTTAGAGTCAAATAATAAAAATTGGGCTTCTTTCTTGGTTGCAAACTCCATGAAGCTATTACCAAAGCCAACAATCGTAGTTTCATTTGCTGATATGGCTCAAGGCCATATTGGATATGTTTACCAAGCATCAAATTTTATTTACACAGGTCTGTCGGCGCATAGGGTTGATTGGACTATCAAAGGCCAAGAACACAAACACGCTAAAACTATTGGTGATGGCCTAACCTTAGAAGCAATAAAAGCAAAACATGGAGATGATTTTTACTATGTTGAACGCTCTAGAAAACATAGATATATCTTTTTTGTTGGTTCAAAACGAGACAAAAAGGAACTCAATTCAAAACTTAAATACCCCGTAATGCCATATCCAAAGGGTGACTCTAGGCACTATGACTCAGGTGGCATCGTTAACAAACAGGAACTTTTATTCGCATGACATCTATCACAAACATATTCCCCAACGGCTTTGCGGCGGCTACAGAGAGTCAAGACTTAGTGAGTCCTGTTGAGGGATTCACCAAGCATTGCGAGGCTCAAGGGCTGGTGATCAGAGACTTGATTGCAGATGGCGAGATACATCGTGTGCCTCACATCTTCTCCAAGAAGGGTGCAGTTGATGGGTGGTATATCTTGCACCTAAGTGGCAAGATTCCTGTGGGTGTTTGTGGCTGTTGGAAGGAGCCAACCTTTGAGTCCAAGTGGATGGCAGATATTGGTAGATCGATGTCATTCTCTGAGAGACTAGAGCATGACAAATGGGTAGGAGAGTTCAAAGCCAAGCGTGAAGCTGACAGGGTGGCAAGCCAACAGGTGGCGGCTGAGAAGGCAGAGGATGAAGTCAGTACCTATGCTGATGCAAGTGCAGACCATCCGTATTTGGTGAGGAAGAGGATTGAGCCTCACGGGATAAAGATTGATCGTGCAGGCAGACTGGTTGTGCCTGTGAGTGACAACCAAGGGGAAATCTTGAGTTACCAAACGATTGACGCAGAGGGAAACAAGAGGTTCTTGAAGGGTGGCAAGATTGAGGGTGGTTTCTATGAACTCAGAGGAAATCGCAAGGTGATCTTCATTGGTGAGGGTTTCGCAACCTGTGCGAGTATTCACCAAGCGACAGGGTTCACAACTCTGGTGGCTTTTGATTGTGGCAATCTCGCCAAGGTAGCTAAGAGTGCCAAGGAAATGTTCTTGGGGTCAAGGATTGTGATCTGTGCAGATAATGACCAGTTCACGGAGGGAAACCCTGGCATCACCAAAGCGAAGGCGGCGGCAGGGCTTGTGTTTGGGGAAATTGTGTATCCAACATTCAATGAGTCTGATCTGCCAAGCAAACCAACAGACTTCAATGACTTGCACACCTTACAGGGAATAGAGGCAGTTAAGGAGCAGATCGAGAGAGTGGCTCTGCCTGCCATAGATAAGTTGGCGTTTGAGTTCACCAGAGCAGATAGTCTGGAACTCACAGAGATTAAGTGGGTGGTAGATGATTACATCGAGGCAGATAGCTTGGCGCAAGTCTTTGGTGATCCTGGCGGCGGCAAGTCGTTCGTCGCCATCGACTTGGCTTGTTGCGTTGCAACTGGCAAACCTTGGCATGGTCACGATGTCAAGCAGGGTAGCGTGTTCTATATCGCAGGAGAAGGCCATAACGGGCTGGCAAGGCGATTAAAGGCATGGCAGATTGGTAACGGCACATCTCTAGCTGGTGTGCCTCTCTACAAGTCCCATCGTGCGGCTCAGTTGTACGATGCAACAGAGGCGGCAGTTGTGGCTGAGTCGATTAAGCAGTTGTCAGCAGAGGCTAATTGCATCCCAAGCATGATTGTGATTGATACCCTAGCCAGAAATCATGGTGGTGATGAGAACAGCACACAGGATATGAATGCGTTTATCCAGCATCTGGATGTCTATCTGCGCCAACCTTGGAAATGCTGTGTCATGGTGGTTCACCACAGCGGAGTAGCAGACAAGGATCGCTCCAGAGGGTCAACAGCCCTAAAGGGTGCATTGGATGCGGAATACAAGTGCCAATTGGATTCAGGTACAAAGACCATAGCGTTCGAATCCAAGAAGATGAAGGATGCGGAAATGCCATCCCCTAAGAACTTCCAGATCACCCAAGTTGATCTACCAATCAACAACAAAAACGGGATGCCAGTTAAGGGTGCATACCTGACAGCGGTAGACATTTCGGGATTAGTTAGCCAAGTGCAAAAGAAGACTTACCTCTCACCAAACCAAAAGCAAGTGATGGAATGCTTGGTGATGCTTGAAGTCAGTTTGTTTCAGAATCACCAACTTAGACCAGTTGGATACGATGAGTGGAGAGACTCAGCCAAGGAGCATGGAGTTAAGAACAACAGATTCTGGGAAGTAGTAAAAAGTATGATATCTAAGGATTTGGTGGTTGAGGTGGATGGTGGTTATCGGAGCAAGAATAGCCAGCCAAGTGAGGTGAAAGTTGATTGATTTGCATCCGAAACCATCCGAAGTCATCCGAAAGCGGATGGTTCGGATAATAAGGATAGCATCCGAATCATCATCCGAAGTCATCCGAAGTCATCCGAAACCATCCGAAGTCCGTCCTGCCAATCATCCGAATCCTTCCTCCTTAGTCTATAGACTAAGGAAGGATCG